ATTTATTTCAAATGTACAAGCGATGAATAGATAACGCCCGCCATGCCAATAAGCATAGCCCCGCAAGCCTTAATCAATACGCCTTCTAGCCGTTTAAGCCGCGCACAAAGCATTTCATAACGCAATGTACAAACGGCTTCATGGCTATCTAACCGCGATTCAACATCATTGGATGGCATCTTCCGGCGCTTTCATTTGGGCTTCCGCTTGCCCCTTGATTTTTACAACCAAGTTCCATGCGCCCGTTTTAGTAGGCAAATCGCCTAACACTTGCAGAATTGCGTTTGTTTCTTCAACGCTTAAAGTTAGTGTAATTTCTTGCATTATCGTTTCCTAAAAAAAGCCCGCTATTAGGGTTAGCGGTTTACCCATAAATATTATGCCAAAGAAGTATCCCACGGCAAAGGCGGTTGCACGATTGGCGGGTTAATTTGGTTGTCAATGTTGGCTTGTATAGCCGCCTCTGTAGCCGCTTGGTCAACGCCATTGGCATAGCACCAACTTAACACTTGTTCTTGCGTCAAATCAGCGTATGGCGTAAATGTGCCATCAGGCAAGGGGAATGAGCAAGTTGAATAAATGGTTGCGTTATAGGTGTCTTGAACACCATTGCAACGCCATCCCGCGGTAACAACTACATCGGTTAGTGTTCCTTCGGTTGGTTTGCATTGCATCCATTCGATTTGCCAAGTTATAGTTGCTGACATGATTTACCTTTCAGTTTGTTTCAAGTTGTAATACACGGGCGCGTAAAGATTGAATTTCCTTGACCAACATTGGGACAAGTTTGGAGTAGTCCACCGCCATCATTGCGTCTGCATCATTAGGTTGATAAACCGCTTCAGGGGCAACAGTCACAAGTTCTTGTGCAACAAAACCATAACGCTGATGATTTCCGTCTGCTTTCCAATCAAATTTACGAACTTGCAAAGAGTCAATTAAATTTGATGCTGAGTCAGCGTCAACAATGTTTTCTTTTAATCGTTGGTCAGAAGTGGTGTTATATAAAACGGCAGAAACCGAACGGGTGATACTTCCAAAAACAGTTGCAGTATCAGAAAATGCAACAAAAGCGGCAGAAGCATCAGGATTAAGAACGGCAATAGTAGGTGTGGCGGTTGAACCACTACTACTTATAACGCTTATTTTGCCATTACAAGCGGCATAGGTAGAATCAAGACCAACTAGCAAATTTCCATTTGCCATAAGTCGCATTTTTTCTGAAGTGGTAAGAACATTAGCCCCGTTGTTAGAGGTTGTCCAAAACGCCATAAAGCCTTCATCGGTGTACGTCTGACCGCCAGTTACACGAATTCTTGCCGCTGTAAAAAACTGTGAATTTCCGTTACTGTAAAAGTTTAAGTCTTTATTTCCTGACGCACCTGCGTAAATGCCCATTTTTACTGAGTCAGAAACTACCCCTGCATAACCACTAACAAGGAATTTTTCACCTGTGGCAGTTTGTGAGGTTGCACCAACCAACAATGACCCAGTTGCATCTAGAGTCATGTAAGTGCTAAACGACCCAATTGCACCGCCCGCAGTTGGAGTACCTGCCGCTAACTGCCATGAAAACGCACCATTGCTTTGGTTAAAGTTGGTTGCGGGATTTGCAGTAATCCATCTATAAGTTGACGTTGCATCCAAATACAGATTTTGCGAAAGAAAATTATTAGTATTCGCAGTAGACCAAAGCGAAATACCATTTCCAATTTGCAATGCTTTTGCGCTTGCGCTCCAAACATTCGGAGTAACTCCCAAGCCTAGATTTTGATTTTCATCAATACGCATAGCAAAAGTAGCCGCATAATTACCACCACCAATACTTTTGCCTGTATAAAAATCTAATCCACCAGTAAAGCCATTACCTGTAAATGATTTGATAACACCTAGTTCATAATTTGATATGTTGATACCTGAAGTATGAGACTTTTGAAAATAGATACTGTCTATGTTTCCTGATGATGCAATGCTTTGAGAGTTCAGGGTTATGCTACCTTTAAATTTACCAACAACCCCTGAAGGTACAGACAAAGTAGTGTTTGTTCCTGAAGAAACATCTAGTAAAGATACTGGCAAAATTGTGCCAATACCTACGTTTTGTGAAGCATCTACTGTAATAGCAGTTGTTCCTGCTGTTTGCAAAAACATTTTGCCGCCAGTATTGCCCGTGTCAGCAGAAACATATAAATCATTGCCGTTTGAAAATAAACGTGCGTAATATGATGAAGCACCCGAATATTCCAAAGTCATGCCGTTGGTGCTACCCGCAACTGTGCTTTTTACATGAAGCGTTGTATTAGGATTGCTCAGTCCAATACCTAAAGTCCCTGTAACGGTAACACCCGCATAATTAAAAGATAAAGGCGTTACTGTGGTTGTTCCGCGAACCTTAAAAGTAAAATCACCAGCAGATGAAACACCTGCCCCCGCCCTTTCCATAGTTAAACTAGCGTAGCCAAGAAACGAACTTTGGGTTGCATCATCTGTTCCGCGATTAACTTGCAAACGCTCGGCTAATGTTCCCGCTGAACCACCTAAATACAACAATCCTGTGTAACTTCCTGTGCCTGTAACCGCTATACCAACATTTGTTGTGATTGAAGTATTATTAAAAGTCATTATCCGCGCAGAATTATCAGCGTTGACAATGCCAAAACCTTCATTCATAAACCGAATATCCGCGCTTTCCTCAAATCTACCACTTGCACTAAGCGTAGTAAATGCACCCGCACCGTTGTATGTAGATAAATTAAGCGCACCGCCTAGCGTCAAATTGCCTGATGTAGTTACAGTACCCGACAATGAAATGCCGCTAACTGTGCCTGTGCCGCTAACGCTAGTTACTGTACCCAATGGATTTAATGCCCAAGATGTATCAGTACCATCGGTTGTTAAATACTTGCCGCTATTACCTGTTTGGCTAGGTGCTAACGCATTGAACGCCGCATTAGCAGTTGTTTGACCCGTACCGCCATTTGCGATAGCCAAAGAACCGCTAAATGTATTGCTTCCAAACGCAATCGTTTTGTTTGTCAGCGTATCCGTTGTGTCACGACCAACCAATGTAGTTGTTGCATCAGGCAATGTAACTACGCGACCCGCCGTAGCAACGGCATCCAACAAGGTAACTGCACTAGCCGCAGAACCCGAACTTCTAAAACGGATGCCTTTGTTGAAATCCGTACCATCGCTAATTGTTACAAGCCCCGAACCTTTTGGTTGGATATGCAAACCAATATTTGTGCTTGAACCATCGGCATAAACATGAAGCGGAACGCCTACGCCAATGCCGTTTTTAATAGTTACAAAATCTGTTGCAGATGCGGTAGGCGATAAACCTAAAATTTCATTGCCGTTTGTATCAAGTATTTCATTGATTAAAGGCGATGTAAGCGTTTTGTTTGTTAGCGTTTGCGTACCCGTTAAGGTAACTACAGAACTATCAATAGCCAATGTTCGGTTAGCAGTTAAATCACCACCGCCCGTTAAGCCTGTACCCGCAGATATGGTAATTGCGTTGTATGCCGCGCTTAGATTTGTTCGCGCATCTGCCGCCGTACTTGCACCCGTACCACCATCGGCAACTGCCAAATCAGTAATGCCCGTGATGCTACCGCCTGTGATGGCAACGCTATTTGCGTTTTGGGTTGACATCGTGCCAAGCCCTGATACTTGCGTATTAGCAATCGCAATCGTTACGTCAGATGCCGCAGTCAGTTGACCTTGACCATTTACTGTAAATGTAGGTACTGCGCTTGCAGTTCCATAAGGCGCGGCGGTAACGGTTGTATTAGCAATTGAAAGGGTGCGGTTGGCGGCTAGGCTACCACCACCACTTAAACCCGTTCCCGCGCTGATTGTTAGGCTTGTAGGCGGTGCGCCAACATCGGTGTTAGATAAGACAACAACGCCCGTGTAGCCGTTAACGCTTGCCACTTGGTCGGTGTTATCAATCTTTTCCCATGCCGTACCGTTAAAGATTGCCCAATCGCCTACCAACCAATCGGTTACACCGTTAAGGTTTGTATTGCCCGCAACGGAAACAACATAGTAATAACCCTTGCTACCAACGCTAGATGTCAGCGTAGGCGTATTGGTTGATGCGTTCCATGCACCTTGATAACTTACACCGCCTTGAATGGAAGCGGGAATTTGTGACAAAGGTACAGTACCGCCCGCATCTAGCGTAGCAACGCCTAGGGCAACGCCCGCGTTCAATACTGCCGCACTACCCAAGCCAAGATTACTACGCGCATCCGCGGCGTTTGAAGCGCCCGTACCGCCATCCGCAATTGCTAGATCGGTAATGCCCGTAATGCTTCCGCCCGTAATAGTTACGGCATTGCTATTTTGCGTTGAAAGCGTACCCAAACCGGATACTTGCGTATTTGCAATTGCAATAGGGGTAGCCGCCAATGCGGTTAGTTGCCCTTGGGCATTTACAGTAGCCGTAAGCGTATTAGATGCAGAACCATACGCCGCCGCCGTTACCGTTGTATTGGCAATATTAATTGTACGGTTAGCGGATAAATCGCCGCCGCCGGAAAGCCCCGTACCCGCGGTAATGGTTGTTGCTTGGTTAGCCGCGTTAAGGTTTGTTCTTGCGCCCGCCGCATCGCTAGCGCCCGTACCGCCATCCGCTACCGCTAAATCCGTAATGCCGGTTATTGAACCGCCGGTAATGGCAACCGCGTTAGCATCTTGCGTTGATATTGTTCCCAAGCCGCTAATTTGCGTATTGGCAATAGCAATAGGCGTAGCGGCTAAAGATGTTAATTGCCCTTGCGCGTTTACGGTAGCGGTTAGGGTATTGCTTGCAGAACCATACGCCGCCGCGGTAACGCCGGTATTGGTAATGCTAAATGTACGGTTGGCGCTAAGATCTCCGCCGCCCGATAAACCCGTACCGGCGGTAAGCGTTGTTGCTTGATCCGCGGCGTTTAGGTTAGTTCTTGCGCCCGCGGCGGTTGATGCGCCCGTTCCGCCATCTGCTACGGCAAGATCGGTAATCCCCGTAATTGTTCCGCCGGTAATGGATACCGCGCTTGCATTTTGCGTAGCAATAGTACCCAATCCCAAATTAGTACGCGCGCCGCTTGCCGTAGTAGCGCCCGTACCGCCGTTGGTAATTGGCAATGTACCGGTAATATCCGCCGTAGAAATATCCAACAAATCCCATGCGCTATTAGTACCATCTGTTTTAAGGTACTTGCCGGCATTGGTTGCTTGCGATGGCGCAAGGGCGTTAAAGCCGGCGTTAGCGGTAACTTGCCCCGTACCCCCTAGGTTAACCGGAACGGTACTTAGGCTAATGGTAGAACCGTTTACAACGATAGGCGCTACGCCAACATATTGAATTGTTCCAACCGGACCAACGGTTTCGGTAGTGCCATCGGAAAAAGTAAAAACAAGGTAAAGCGAACCATCAATAACAACGGGTTCAACATCCGTTACGCCGCGCCCCGCAACGCCGCGATCAATGCGAACAATAAGGTTGTTACCATCAACTACAACAACTTTAGAAATAGCCATTTTTAAATCCCCTTAAAGTACAGTAACACCATCCGAACGAACCAAGAACATCAAAAAGATGATGTTATCTTCGGCGGGCGTTGGGGGGTTAGCGGCAAATGCAATCTTAATTTTTCCCGTAAAGCAAACGGGGTTGTTTTCATCAATCTTTAGTTGGGGATCGGAATTAATCAAACCCCAAGCCGTATCATCAATTACCAATGTAAAAGAACCGGCGGCGTTTACCTTGTTGCTAATCGTTAGATTGATAGCGGTAGGCGGGGGCGTGTAATTTGATACATCAAAAGATAGCCCATTACGGGTATCAATAAGGTTAGATACTTGCCTACGCGCAATATCCGCGGTAACGGTTGCGGTAGATAGGTTAACCGGCAAACCGGCGGAATCAAGAATTGTTAGATTCCAATACCATTTTTGGTTATATACCAATTCGCCCGTAATTAGGGGGTTATCAAACCCGCTTACTTGCGTAATTACATTTTTGGAAAAAAGCGCCATGTTAGCGTTCCCTATACATAGGTAGAACATCCGCGTACCCGCGGGGAATTGGTATCTTATCTTGTTTAAATTTTAGCCGTTTAATTAAATTGGGGCAACGGGAAAAACAACATTAAATGGGTAACCGGATTGTTGCGGTATATCGCGTAGTTCTTGCCGGTAGGTTGCATAAGCCGCTTGTTGTTCTGCGGTTAGCGGATTGTTGGGTATCTGCGTCCAATCGCTATTAAGCAATAATTTTTTGCGCCTTTGGTTAACATCAAATTTTGCGCGCATTTCATTGCCAACCCATTGCTTTGTAGTGAAATCAAAATCAAACCATGCATTAGGCTTTTCCGGCATTGCAACCAATGTATTTGTTACAACATCAATGTAATATTTGCTTCCATCTATGTTTTGTTGCAAAAAAGATTCTTTTTCTGCATCGTAATTAAATGGCAAATCGGTTTCAGAACAAATTAAAACAACGCGAATTTCACCGGTAGTTTTGGAAAATATTGTGTAGTATTGATTCATTTTTTTTTACCTTTTAAATTGCGATACAACCATGATCCATTCACTTAATTGAAATGGGCTTGCCATTCCATACACGGCAAGACCATTTGGTAAAGAACGAACCCCCCAATTAAGTGTTACGCCGCCCGCATCTATATTTGTTAAGTATTGCCATTCCCTAGGCGAAAAGTAATTTTTTTCTATAACGCCATTTGCTTGAACTTTTTGTATCCAAAACAAAAGCGTATCAGGTAGTAAACCAAAATCGCCATCGTAACTATACCCTTGCGTAATTTTTGCAAATAAATAAGCAATCCATGTAGATGAAAGCCCCGCGCTTGTTGTTACCAAATATGAAAGCGTGTAATCGGTGTTATAAGCCGATACTGTTAACGGTTGCGTATTTGATGTTGCGCCGGTTAAAGTTGAAGTAGCGTTTAAATTAATATTTCCGGTTGCTACAACATTTCCGTTTAGGGACATTTGCGAACCGTTGTACGAAATGTTTGTAGAAGAATCGCCAAACGCAAAGTTACCGGTTGAATATAGTACCCCCCCCGAACCCGTCATTGTAGTACCGCTAATCGCCGCGGTATTTGCTTGCAAAGTTCCGCTAACGGTTAGGCTACCGGTATTAGTAGATACGGCGGAAAGCGCGCCAACTTTTAGCGATGAAATGTAGGGGGTTGACCAAAAGGTAGAAGTACCGTTGTAGATACCATCCGCTTGGTACAAAGAATCATTGCTTGATGGCGTTGGATCATTTGCGTACCAAGTAACATTAAATGCCGCGCCCCATACCGCGCTTGCTTCCGCACCCGTTGGGCGGTTATCGCCGGCTACCGTTACCGTTCCCGATACGGGCGTTGGGTTGCTTGCAATACGCGCGTACATGATCCTAGCGGATGCGCCGTTAGTTCCGTTAGTACCGTTCGTTCCGTTAGTACCATTAGTTCCGTTTGTACCGTTTGTTCCATTAGTACCCGCATAACCCGAAACAATAATACTTGCCGTTGTCCAATTTATCGTTGTTGTTGTATCCGTTGCCGCCGCGGTAATAGGAACGGTTGCCGCATACAAAATATAGCCGGCGGTTGGGGCGGTAGTAATAGTAGTTGACCAACCGCTAGGGGCGGTATATGCGCCGGTTGCCCATGTATAGGTAGTAGAACCGCTAATTGATGGCGTTGATAACGCCCATTGATAAACCGTAGGGCGCGCCGTTTGAACGCCCGTAGTTCCGTTTGCGCCATCATCAACAATAGCCATTGTTATGGTTCTTGTAATGGCGCTTGCTAGGTTACTACCGTTAACAGTTAAAGAAGCGGTAACGCTTGTTGCCCCCGAATCGGGCGTAATAACAATGGTAGATGCCGCGCCGGTTGTAGGCGTTGATCCCGTAATTGCCCATGCATATGTAGGCGATGTAACATTCTGCGTAACCGCCGTAAGCGTTACGGAAGATGGCGTAATAACGCCCGCGCTTGATTTGCTAAATGCGGTAAAGCCGGATATATCGACAAGCGGACCGGCTTGCCCCGCGGGGGCTACCGGATTCCAAACAAACGCGCTACTTGCCGTACTTAAAGCAGATTGCCCAATTTCATTGCCAACAATGTACGCAAAGTAATAAGTTCCGGTATTGATCGTATTGTTTGTAAATGTATAGTTAAAGTTGTTGCCAATAGGTTGGCTATTGCTTGAACTAGCGGATGCAAGTAACTTCCAATCCGATGCGCTAGGCGTTGCGCTTGTTGTAAAGAAAAGATTAATAAAAGTAACGCGCCCCGTAAGCGGTACAAATACTTGTACGCTAACATTAGGAACGGTTGCGGTAGGAAATCCCGTAGGCGTTGGCGGCGTTAATGATGAAAAGAAAATTGGCGATGATAAGCCGCTATTAGGTATAGGCGTAAATTGCGTTATATCTTGATCATCATAAACTTGCGCGTTGTATTCGCTAAGTTCAAGCCTAGCGCCTAATGAACCATCGGGCAACGATGCTTCGTTAACTTTCATTACGCGGAATAGTTTGCTTGCCCAACCGTAATCGGAATTGGTAACGCTAACTACATCGCCGGCTTCTACTTGAATGCCGTAGTAGGTTGTATTAAATCCAACAATCAAATCTTCGCGCGCTTGTTCTAGCAAACGGTTAGCAAGGTAATGCGCTTGTACAGAATCGTTAACTAAATCGTATGTAATGGAATATTTGTTAACGGGTTCATTTGGATATAACAAACCGCTAGGCGTTTCAATGTTTACAAACGCGGCTTGATCGCGGTTTTCTTTAAACGGGAATCGCGCTTCAACTTGATTAATTGAACTTGTAATATCTGTTGCGCTTACGCGGATTTCGCCAATAATGTTGTTATCGTTAAAAGCATAGGCGGCGCTTTCTGCTTTGTTGATAACTACATACCATTGCCCTAAAGCGGCGTTGTAGGTTAGCCAAGAATCGCACGATGACATGATGCGATCAATGTTGCTAAGAACCGATTCGCCCGCATCCAATACGCCGTTAATACGGTAACGCGCTTGCGTAGATGGATTGCCGCTACTATTTGTAAATGTAATGGTTTGATCGCCATAAACATTTAACGCCGTTGCGCTTGCGCTATTTACAAACGCCGGATCAATCGCGCCGCCGTAAACAGAATTGGTAATGTAATCGTACCAAACATCGCCGGCTTTTGCTACGCCCGTACCGTTAAGCGTATGCGCTACTTTAAATGTAATAGGTTGTAGTTGGGTTGTATCTGCATCGCGGTTGTAGATTAGTTTAACAATAGCAAAACCTAATCCGTTCATTTGGCGCGTACCCGTCCATCGTTGCCCCGCCGCAATATCGCTACCGCCCATTACCGTACTAGGCGCGGATGCGCCGTTAGAGGATGTAATAGTACCGCCCGCGGTAGATGTATAAAGGTTAATGTATAGATTGCCGCTAATCTTTGTATCTACATTTCCGGCTTCATCGGTAAGGCTAACTACTTTAGTTAAATCGCTACCATCAAAAGTAATTTTTCTATCACCGTAATACATATCGGTTCTATCAAAAGTAAATTGCCCATTAGGGCTAATACTTGAAATAGCCAAAACATAGTACATAGTTTTTTGATCGGTAGTTAATACCGCATCAACAAAAGTACCGCCCATGTAGGCGTTGCCGTAAACAATAGGGATTGCGTTTACCGCGCTTGGCGGTACTTGTTGGCGTACCCCCATATCTTGTTGCGTTTCGGGGTTATCTGCAAATATGCGCGTAATAACATATGAAAGGGCAAAATTTACGGCAAATGTTGCCGCCGCTAGGCTTAACCCTGTCGCTGTCGCCAAATACGATGCGCCCGCCGCGATAAGTGTAAATACCATTTTATTCCCTAACAAATGTTGCGCCGATTGGCTTGTAGCCGCGGCGCGTGTAATCAATCAATGGACCGCTTGCGGAAATTGATGTGCAAACAAAATCTACTTCACCCGTTTTTAACATTGCTTTTGCCTGTTCATCGAATGCTTTCCAAAGCCGCCCGCCAACCGTTCCGTTACGGTGTTCGGGTTCTACCCACCAAAGCAGTTCGTTTAATTCTTTTACTTTGGGCGACCAGATGTTAGAAGTTTTGTAAGCCACGATTGCGCCGCGCATATGCGAATCGATAAGAATGAACCCGCGCCCTTTAATGATGCTAAACAATAGTTCTTCAACATATTTAGGAAAGTGATTACACGGTTCGCCAAGTTTTTTAATTGGGTTTTCATAAGCATACGCCTCTACTATTTCTAACAATCTTGGTATATCGTATCTTGTTGCTTGTCTTATCATTTACGCGCCTTCAAACATTCCTGTTTGCGTTGTTGTTGTTTCGCTTGCTTGTGTATGTATTAATGGCGGCGAACCAAAATCAAAAAATGTATTTGAAATTTCACTTACGCGGTTCATCGATGTATCGCCGGCATAAATAAATTGCCAACTATTTTGATTTGTTTTTACGCCCGATAATCTATTTTCTAAAATGCGGCGCATCGATGAACAAGAAATAGAACAAGTTGCAATACGGGTTCGCATTTCAGAATTGAAATCTTCCGTAATTGATACGCTATTGATGATGCCCTGATAGCGTTTAAAAAATTGCGTTGTAGGCGTTGTAATGATTTGATTGTTTGAATCAAAGAACCCGCGCCATACTTCTACTAATGAACCTTTAATATCGTTACTAAGAATTAACGAAATGTTTGCGGATGAAATCCCCGTTAACGCAATTGTCATATCATCCGATGTAGCCTTAATATCCCGTTGAACATCGCCTACACTAAGCAATGCGCCTAGATTGGAAAAGGTAATGCCGCCAACCGTAATAGGCGCGGGGGCGTTACAGAATGTATAAACCGTACCGGCATTACCAACGGTAAGTTTTACAAATTCCGCATGATTAATCTGCGAACCCGTTACCGCATTAATTGTTGTCATGTTATGTATTCCCTAAAAACAAATGCCGAATCCCATTGTACAAACGCCCCATCCGTCATCGGGTTAAGCGTATATGTTGGGCATGATTCCGCAACAACATTAAATGTACAAGCAGTTCCTAAAAAAACCGTTGTACCCGATGCGGGCGTACCAATCAACGGGCGATGAATGCTAACCGATGAACCCGCGCTATCCGCGGTAATCTTGTAAACATAGCCGCTAACCATTATGAAATCGCCGGCTTTAAATGTACCGTTTGAATTTAGCGCAAGCGTTTGCGTATTAGCCGCGGGCGCGCCGTTTAGGGTTGCCGCCGTAGCCGTTCCGCGCATCTTTACAAACCATTGTAGATTTGTACTTGCAAAACTAATCTGTTCCGGTAGTTGCCTATCTTTGTTATCAATAGTTTGGATAATATCCCGTACTTGCGGATAGTAAAGATACGCATGGGGTTGTATAGTAAAAACCCAAGGTACGGCGGTTAGGTATTGCGCTACGGTTATGTATCCGCTTCGCGCTACTTGTTGCCCAACCATACGGCGGTTGTTTACCGCCATTGATTGTTGTATATCAAAAATGGTTTGGAAACTCATGCCCTACCCCTATTAACCGCCAACGAT